AATTTTTGTTTATTATGGTAATATTCATATGATTTCTGCTTACGCTTCTCTTTATATTCCGGATCGTTAATATATCTTTCGTTCATAATTTTTAAAGATAAAGCGCGGTTCTTCTCTTTAGTTATTTGTTTAATTTGTTCTTTAAGTTCATAATATTTGGTTAAAGGGTCTTGATTGTTTTGCATATTAATATATATAATATAGAAAATATTTTTAAATGTTTTTATATATAAATAAATATTCTAATATAATTATATATATGATTTATAAAGGAATAATAATTAAATTTAATGATGAAATTTTCAGAAAAGAACGACTAATCAAAGCAGTTGACGCATTATATGAATATACTAATGATAATTTAATAAGACAGATAGATATGTTAGAAGATAATAAAGGAGAACTAATAGTTCATTGGAATAAAAAGCCAACAACTTTTGAAGAATTAATAATTGAAACAACATGGGATGATTTATTTGAATCAAATATAAAACATATAATAATTAAATGTAAATGTTGTAACTCTAAACCATATAAAGAAGACGATGAAATTAAAAATTATTTTCAATCATTATATAATGAACAATGAAGTATCTCCAATAATCCTTTTAATGGATAAATCAAAAGAAAGAAAGCCAACAAAAAAAGAAATGATGAAGAAAGTATTTATTATAACTAAAGGAAATAATAAAAAGTAATCATTTATTTAAATTCTTTTTTAATAGGTGGCAATTGATTAGCAGCTTTTAAAACTTGAAATATAATTGTATTATCAGGTCCAAGATTTGTATCTATTTTTTTATTACTTGTAAGCAATCGAACTCTTATTGATTTCAATTGAATATCAGAACCTTTGTGAACATACTGAATTGCAGATTCACTTTCAGCAGCACAATATGAGCCATAAGCATAGTATTTAGAAATTACAGCGTTTATATTCTTATACCATTCAACACCAATATAATCATTATTACTGAAACCCAAATCAGTTTGTAATATATAATGTGAAAATTTGTTTAATAAAACATCAATTGGTTGAGCAGCAATAATAGCGACAGTATTTTGAATAGTTGAACATATACCAGCTTGAGCCTCGTCATCAGGTCCAGTGCCTTCATAAAAAGGAACAGGTTGACGAAAAATCCATTTATTAGCAGTTTCAGGAGACCCAGAAGTTCCTCTAATAATACTACTATCTAACCCATAATAGCCATCTGTAATATTAACACCAGACACTAATTTATTTGATAAATAGAAATTACTATCAGCAACATTAAATAATCCAATGCCAGCATAAGTTGTTTGAACAGATAATGATGATAAATCAAACCCCATAGTTTCAGTCCAAAATGGAACAAATTTTCCTGATTTATTAAAAGCAGTTAATGAATTAATATAAATACCGCCATTATTAGCAATACCCATGACTTTTCCATTTTGGTCAAAATTATATCTTAAATAACGAACACTTACATTTTGTCCACTTGTAGCATCATACATATTAGAATGAAGTTGAGTAAATTGAAATTTATTTGAATCTTGATTAAATTCTAAACCCAATTGGCTAGAGCCCAATAAGAAATTAGGTCCAACAGTAGGAGGTTCAGCTGTAGGTTCATCAGGAATAAATGTCAACATAACTTCACCATCATCACTAATAAATTTAGTTTGTTCAGCTAATAATTTAGGAGTTCCATCTGGATTTTTTCTTCCGTCAGGATATGCTTTGCCAATATCAAAATCAGTAGTGCTAAATAAAAATTTACTATTATTCATATTTTGATTTTCAACATCAACTGATAAATTACTTTGGCTTAATTGTTCGCTAATATATGTTGATATTTGAATAGGACTATAAACACCTTTTGGAAGATTAATTTGTGTTTCAAATAAGAAAGGTTGATAAACAATATTATCAACATCGCTTGCATTATATCTTTCAAAAATTAAACCAGCTTTAGCCAAATCATATGTAGTTGCAATTAAATCAACAGTATCATTTACAGCTATTATATTTAAATTAACAAATAATATTTTATAATCACCAGTTCTAATAATAGGAGTATATACAGTAATATATGATAATTGACCAGCGTAACTAACATATCTATAAGTTAAACCAACAGGTGGTAAATCTTCCCCGCTTGTTCTGTATTGGTCAAATTGAACATTATTATATAATGAAAAACCTTCAGCTTCACCAGTATCAACAGCTTCATAAGGTATGTAATGAAGAAAATCAGGTGTATCAGTATATGGTTGACCATCTTTAAGCACAGCAGCTTGTATTAAAGAGGACCATCTATACCATGAAGTGAGATAAACTCCAGTTTTAAAAACTAATGTCAAATCTTCAACTATGTTAATGTCACTTTCTCTAACAGTATCGATAAATCCTTTTGAAAATTGGACAACATCGCCGTCGCTAATAGTTATAGCCTTTGATAAATTAACATCATAATCACCATTAAATTGAACACTTGAAGCATCCGCTTGTCTTAATTCAATATTTTGAATAGTTGTCATAATATATATATAATAAACAATAGATTATTAATTAATTAAATATTAATTAATAATATAATTAAACATCATTTTTAAACATAAACAACTTCAAATCCCTTAGCTGTTTTAACGAGCGCTTTAACAACACCATAAAATATATTAAGTGTTATTGCTTGACTGTATCTAGCTTCAGCACCTTCAACAATTGAACGACTATAAGCTAAATCAAGCGCACTAACGCGTTTATTAACAATACAGCCAAACCAATCTAAACGCCCGCATCTATCAGCAGCATCATCAACAACAGATTCAGCACCATACATTTTTAAATCAGATGCACATGTATGAGTATTACATACACCAAAAGAATCATGTAAAAGAGCTAATCTTTGCATAGCTGAAATAACACCTTGCTCAGGTAAATGAGCCCCGCCATTTACATATAATTGAATAGCTTCATCAATCATAGTTTCTGAGCAATGTGAGTCATAAAGGGCAGATACAGCAGTTGAACCCTTCTTTTGAATTAAAAGTGAGTTAACAATCTTGCCTTCAGCGCCAGTAAGACGAAACTTTTGATATTGAGTGCCAGCAACAACTGAAGCAGGAAGAACAACGCTTTCTAATTCACTTGAGACCCATTGTTGAGCTTTAAATTCACTTAAGAATTTAGCAGCAACAGTAGGGTCAACAACACTATCAGCAACAAGAATTGGTTGAGTTGTTCCATTAACTGTTCCTTCACCGTCAACAATAGTCCCAGCAGTCATATATTCAATAACTAATTTAAGATTTTTTAACATTCCAGTGTGTAAAAACTTCATACCACCTTCACCAGCAAGAATTGAAAAAACTGAACGAAGATTAAGAAAACCCATAACTGTTTCATCAGCAAGTAATTTAGGAACACTTGGAGCATTAGGAAAAGCTTCTTTAATTGAAATAGGTTGAGGAGCAGTAGGAGAGGGTTCAGCTGTTGTATTTGGTTCGCGTTCATAAACAAAACCAAGACCATTGCGCATTAAAAGTTTTGAAACATCACTGTTTGCTTGATTAGTTTTATTATATTGTTGAAATGCGCTATAATCGCTAAAATTAATAACTTTATCAATAATAGTGTTATCTGAATATAAAGTAATATTTTTAATTACAGCACCAACACCATTTACTAAATTATATCTTTTAGTAGAACCAAGAGAGGCAGTTAAACCAACATTTAATAAACGAAGATTGCTCATGTAAAGTCTGTCATTTGTTAAATTAAACTGTGAACGATACTTTGATGAATCAAAGACGGCGTTAAAAATTTCAGTTTGAACATTATTTGAATAAAATGCCATTATATATAACTAATAGGAGATTATAAATAATTTAAATATATTATATTTAAATTATTTAAATTATATAATATTACTCATCCATTTTTTGTTTTAACTTACGCTTTTCTTCTTGCGCACTCTTTCTTATATCTTTCATTTGTTGTTTATCCTCCATTGATAAATTTTCTTTGCGTTTCATATATTCATCATATTTAGGCTTTAATAAATTATCATATAATTTAGGTGATGCTTTCTCAATTTCATTTCTAACAGCATCACTAACTTTAAAGAACTTTTTTAATAATGCATTCTCTTATGCTTCTGCCTTCTCTCCTGCTTTCTTTTTAGCTATATAAGGTTTAATTAAATCTTTATAAATTTTATCAACTGATAATTTAATGTAACGCATTTCATCTTTTTTTTCTTTTTCTTTCATCATTTCTTTCTCAGTCTTTTTTTCTTCTTCTGTTTTAACAGCTTTAACTTTTGGTTTTTTAATTAATGCCTTAAATAAACTTTCATCAATGTTTAATGAAACTTTATTTTTAATAGGCATATAATAAGTTGTCCCCTCTTCTTCTAATGGTTTAAATAACATTTTAAAATATTTATTAACATCATCTTCAGTCAATTTGCTAGGCGTTGGTATTATATCTTTTTTTAATTCAGACCGCATTAAACGGTTAAGTAATAATAAATGTTTCCTCATATTAAGTATTGAAATTTCCATTTAATTATATATATAATTTAGATTAAATATATAATTAATACAATACATAAGGGACATAGTAGCTTCTATCAATCATATAATGATATTAAATATTAATATCAACTTCTGTTCCTTTTTTTTTCTTCTCATAATATATTTTCATATATTCCCTCTGTTTTTCTTTATTTAATTCACGGTATAATTTTTGATATTCCTTCTCTTTTTCTTTATTTAATTCACGATATAAATTTTGATACCATTTCTTTTTTTCTTTATTTAATTCACGATATAATTTTTGATATTCATTCTTTGGTCTTGATGGTATATTTTTATTTACACATATATTATTTTCAATATGAAACCTTTCTCTTTGATGTAATTGTTCTTTATTATTACATGGGTATTCTTCTAATAAACAAATATCAATATCTCCGCCAAGTTCAATTATTTTAAAACTTGTCATATAAGGTTTTTTATTTAATAAAAAACCTTTATAATTAGAAATATGATGTCCCTTCCTTTTGCATAAATTAAGAACAGTTGAACCAATATATATATCATTAGAATTAGACGATGTCAATTTATATATTTTTCCTTTTGAATAATCAGGCATTTAATTAATTATATAATTAAATCTCTTTTTATATCTTTTTCTTCTAATCCTAAATGTTTCTTTTTAACTTGAACAGCTGGCTCCATTAACTAACTCTATATTATTTATTTCTGTATTAATTATATGTTTCTTTTTCTCAAGATGTTTCTTCATATATTCTTTTTGTTGATCCTTATGATTATTTATATAATTTTTTGCATATTGGATTCTTTTTTCTCTGTTCATTAAATAATAATCCCTTATCTTATCCGCATTCTTTTCATAATAAGCCTTACAACTTTCTTTAATGGTTCTTGATGGTATGTTTTTATTAACGCATTTATTATTCATCATCGCTGTTTCTATATGATATCTCTCACGCTTTAATAAAGATTTCTTACAGCATATATCAACACATTGTTCTAATAAATTAATATTAACTTCACCTAATTCAAATAACTTTAAAGCAGTTGTCATTTTAGCTGTCCCTTTAATATATTGTTTATATAATTCCTTATGCATTCTAAATCTCAAATTAATATCCATACATGTTGACCCTATATAAATTAAATCAGTATGTGGAGAAGATAAAGAATATATTATTGCATTGTCAAAATTGTTTGAAACTTTCTTATAGACCATAGATTATATTATGATAGAAAATTATTTTTGTAATTTAAATAAAAAAAAACTAGATATTTATTTTTATAGATTAATATATAAATAATTGGTCTTAAAAAAACTATATATTTTTATTTTTATTAAGTTAGATTAAAAAGAATAAATAAAAAAAAGTAAATTTATTTATAAAAACAACATAAAACGCGCGTTTTATGTATTTCTTATAGCTTTTTTCATACTTTTTTAAACATTTAGATTTTTTTATTATCTCAATTATATTATATTATGCCTCGTAAGCAGTTTGAAGTTGATAAAGAATTATCATCAGCGCTAAGAGAATATAAACCAGACATAACTGAATCATCATTGAGAACCTATGTTTTAAATTTATCTCATATAGCTTCATATTATGACAAGCCATTGTCTCCAGCTTTATTTAAAGATTTTAAAGAAGTAAGAAAGGATTTAGAAGAGTTACAATATTCTAATGCCACCTTAAAAAATAAGATTACTTCCATATTAATTTATTTAAGAATGATGAAACAGGATAAAGACTTAATTGAACAGTATCAAGATTATTATGATATTCTATCTGGTAAGATATCAAAGTTTCATGAGACTAAAAATAAAAGCGATAAAGAAGAAAAGAACTGGATGACAAAGGATGAGTTAATTAAATATGTTGATAAGTTAAAAGAAGAACTACCAACTAAACCAACCTCTAAATTGGATATGAGTAAGTGGATGAAATATATTACATTATTAATTCATATTAATTATCCTTTAAGAAATGAACTCGCAGACGCACAGATAGTTTCAAGTGTTAAAAAGTTAGACCCTGATGTAAATTATTTTATGATAGATAAGAAAAATAAAAAGGTTAAAATGTTATTACAATCATATAAAACAAAGAAGAAGCATAATGATATTGAATTAAATTTAATACCATCAGTTGCTAATGAATTGATTACATATTATAAACATTTAACTAATTTTAAAACAGCTAATAATATAGAAAATGATTGGATGTTATTGGCTAAGAATAATGAGAAGATGACAAGAAATGATTTTACTTATTTTATTAAATCAATATTTGAACCACTTAATAAAAACATATCAACAACAATGATAAGAAAGATTATTGTTTCAGCTTTATATCCAGTTGAAGAAATGGAGGCACTTGCTAAAGTTATGGGCCATAATGTAGAAACAGCCATGCAATATTATGCTAAGAAATAATAATATTATAATGTCCCACTGTTTCTTCTTGACATGCTTAAGGCGTTATTTTTTAATCGTTCAATTATTTCTCTTACATCTGCTAAAGCATCAGCATCATTACTTATATTAATATTTGTTATTTTACTTCTACGGCAACAGCTGCTTTTTATATGAATAGAAACATTTTCTTTTACATCAGCATTTTCCTCATTTACTTGAGAACGCATACACGAACAACAGACTAATTTTTGAAATATATCCAATAATTTCATAATAATTATATAATAAACTTTAGATTATAATCTAATGTTTATTATATATATGAGATTATTAAGATTAACAACCGAAAATGAAAACTGTTTATTTGAATCAGAATTTAATTCTGATTTGATTCTTCCTCCTTATTCAAAAATCGCTTTTAGTAGTTTTACAACTCAATTGGATAATTTAAATTTAACTATTGACGCTCAAAATAATGAAATATCATTTACTGTTAATGGTGAAAGTAATTTTAAAAGATTAACACTTCCAAACGGTGTTTATACTTCAGCAACTATTGCTAATTTTTGGATAACAACAACTCAATTATTTAATAAAAGTATGTTATTTTCAACTAAAGAATTAAATCGCCAATGGTATTGTGGATTAGAAGGAGGTCGTGCTGTTTTTAAATGTAATTATGGTTCATTAGTTACTCCTAAAAATAGTTTAACTGGTTCTTTATATGATTCAACTGGATTAACAATTGAAAATGGTGTAAGTGGTGCATTTAAAAGAACAACAGTTGGAACTGGTAATGATAGTTATTTATATATTAAATCTCCTGTTAATAAAGGTTCAGGCTTTCTTAGGGCTAGATTATATGGTGATGATAGTGCTGCTACTAATACTGGTTTTATTTTAGGTTATAGTGAGAGTAATCCTTCAGTATCAACAAATCCAATTCCATTTGATCCAATAAATATAATTTATGGTATTAAACATACTAAAGTTGGTGAAAATTATTTTGTTATTAAAAATGGAGTTGAAACAGATAGCGGCTTTGAAGCTATTGTAAATGATACTATTGAAATTCAAACAGTAGGAGGTTCTGTTAATTTTATATTATATAGAGGTGATTCACCATATGATACTGAAGTTTTGGATTTAATTAATACTCCCTATAATCATATAGAAGATATATTTCCAATCGCTATGTTTATTGGTTCTGATACTGTTTTTTCAAATATACAATTTACAAGCGACCCATTTTATAATAAAATTAATTATCCATCAGGAGACATTGAAGTATCAAACCCTAATATTATAAAAATTCCAGCTGTTGGTATTGCTACAAATTGTTATTTACAATTTAATAATCCAGATTTAGCAATTATATTAGGTTTTAAAAATGGTCGTTATCCTTCTTCAGGTGTTAAATTATTTGCAAATCCTATTTTTTTAGCAGAGTCACCTTTTTCATTACGCGACTTTAGTGAGTCATATGTTGTTGAATTATTAAATATTAAATTAGATTCAATGGATGCTCAAACAAAAGGACCTCGTTCAATTTTATATGTTATACCCCAATTAAGTGCTATCAAAGAACATGTTGTATATCAAGTGCCGCAACTTATATTTTTAAACATTAATAATTCATACCCTATTAATTTAAGAGAAGTTAAAGCAAGAGTTTTAAAAGATAACTTAAGCCAAATAACTTGTTATGGTTTATCTGAATTAGTAATGATTATTAAAGATAAGGATGAATAAAATAATTTTTAATTTTATATAATAAAAATAATCTAAATTTATTATATATATGAGTAATTTAAATGATATATTTGATTTACCTGAAGAAAGTAAGCCAGCTGAACCTATTAAAAAAGAACGCAAAAAGCCAGAGATGAGTGATGAAAAAAAACAGGCTATGCTTGAGAGATTAGCCAAAGGACGCGAAACAAGGGCCAATAATTTATTATTAAAAAAAGGAGGCGAACAGAAGAAAGAAGCATCTGATATTAAAGTAGAAGAGAAAAAAAAGGTAAATGAGGAGGAAGAAAAAAAGAAATTTTTAAATATGATTAAGCGTGATAAAAATGAACCTTCTAAGAAATATGAAAGACCAAAAAAGAAAGTTTATGATGAACAACCAAAAGTTGAATCAGTTAAAGTTGAACCAGTTAAAGTTGAACCAGTTAAGGTTCAACCAGTAAAACAAAATTTAGTTGAACAGCCTAAGATTATACAACAAGTTATTAAGCCAGTGTCACCACCTGCTCCACCTGCTCCAGTTATTATAAGGGCATTTAAAAGACCTATATGGGGTTAATAATTAATATTAATATCTATTATATATTAATATTAATATTATGAATGGTTTAAAAATATTACAAGTTAAAAAGGATAATAAAAAAGAAGAGTTTAAACAAATTAAAAAACCACTACCCCAACCTCCATTTAGTATGGTATTAGTTGCGCCAACTAAAAGTGGAAAATCAAATATTATAGTTAATTTATTAAAAAATAGTTATTTTGGATACGATGATGTTTTTGATGAAATATATTATATCTCTCCCACTGTTGGAATTGATGACACACTTAAATCTATTAATGAAGATGATAATATAATTAAAATAAGCGAAGAAGATGATTTAAAGTTTTTAGATGATATATTAAATGATATTGTTAAAAACCAAAAAGCAAAACCAAAAGAAGAGAGAGAACATATAGCAATTTTTTTAGACGATTGTTTAGATTATTTGAAGAAATCAAAACGGCTTGACAGTTTACCAAGTTATAGCCGTCATTACAAGATTACTATTGTTCTAAGCACACAAGTTTATAACGCCTTACCGACTAAATTGAGAAAGAATACAAATTGCTTTATAATAAGTAAGATTTATAATAATAAAGATTTAATTAATATTGAAGAAGAATTGGGTGCCAATTATAAAGATTTTAGAGAGAATTATAATAAAGCAACTGAAAAGAAATATGATTTTTTATTCGTTGACAATCGCGAAATAGAGTTGTGGCATAATTTCGAAGAATTATTATGGGCTAAATAATATAAAAAAACCTATTGTTTATTATATGGAAGATTATTTGAATTATATGAATTCTGTAAGTGAATCTGAATCAGTATTAAATCAAGTCAACGCAATTAAAGAAAATATTATTAATCAAGCAGAAGAAAAAGTTGAATTAAAAGATCAACTTAAAGAACAGATTACAGGCATACCAAGTGAAATGCTTATATCAACTGCTGGTGCTTATTTAGGTAAAAAGGCTATTACTTATGCTGCTTCAAAATTAGGAGTAAGTGAGGAAGCTGTTGGAAAAGTAGTAAGTGGAGATATAGAAGGTGGACTTAAACAAGGTTTAGGAGATTTAATAAGTAATAATATGCCTGTAATTGGTCAAGGGACACAAGCTGAAGAATTACAGTTACAAGGACCTACAATGGAAGCTGAACAAGGAGGAGATATTGAATTACAAGATTTATCACCACCTAGCCAAGAAGAAGCTCTCGGTATGCTTAGAGGTCAAGAAAGACCTGCTGTCAGTGCTGAAGACCTTCCTGAGGGAGCTGGAGGTATTGAAGAAGGTGCGGGTGCTGGTCAACAAGCTATAACTGATACTGCCGAGGCTGTTAATGCTACAGTTGAAACAGCTGGAGAAACTGCTGCTGAAACTGCTGGGACAGCTGCTGGTGAAGTTGGTGCAGAAGTTGGTGCTGAGGCTGGTTTAGAAGCTGCTGGCGCTGCTTTAGATGTTAGTGGAATAGGTGCTGTTGCTGGTGCGTTTTTAGGTTTAATAGGTGGTTTAGTTGGTTTATTTGAGGGCTCACATCATGACGCTCCAAAGATTGTTGAACCATATGAACCTTTATTAAATCCATCATCACAAATATTATAAATTTAGTTTAAATATATTATAATTTTAATCTTAGATTTAAATTATAATTATAAATTAAAACCTAAAGTTAATTATATATAATGAATACATATTCTCTCTTAAATAGCGTTCAAGCTGGTTCTTTTACAAATACTAACAGACATATAGATTTCGTTTATTCTGGAAATGGTGTTTTAGACCTTTCACAATGTTTTGTTCAACTTGTTATGCGTTTAGATACTGCTTCAACTGAAGTTCACAATATGGTCGTAAAAAATACTAACGGCGCGCTTACTATTAAAAATGTAGATTTAATCCGTAATGCTTGGCTTATGGGTGATAAAGTTGGTAAGCTTGAAGATATTACTCGTGTTAATGTTCTTCAATCAAATTTAATGGAAATGACAAAGTCAACAACTGAAAAAATGGCTATGATTGATACACTTTACCAAACAAGAGACTTTCAAGAAGGCATGCTTTTATCTCCATTTGTTGAAATGCATAAAGAAGGTTCAGTTGCTTCATTCTATCGTGATGTTTATCTTCGTATTCCTCTTTCTCAATTATTCTCATTAGGTTCACTCACTGCCCTTGATACTGCTAAAACTGGCGCTCTTCGTGTTCATGTTGAATTAGAAAACTTATCATATTTACAAGTTGTTGAAGCTCTATTATTTAAAAAGCCTATTGTTCTTAATCAATCACAAATGGAAAATATAACTGAAACTACTAATCAATTAATAACATCTGAAAATTTTGTTTACAGAAGCTTAGACCAATCACCATATTTTGTTGGTCAAAGATTAAATGTTGGTTGGGCTAGTGGTCCTGCTGATGGAACTGAATTTACAGTTACTGCATTATCATTAAATCCTATTACAAAACAAATTACTATAACATCAGATACTTCTTTTACAGTTCCTACTGCTGAACCATTAGAAGAAGTTTTTGTTATTGAAGTTGAAGAAGTTCTTCCTGTCTCAATTCAAATCCCTAATGCTTATCTCGGTATATGTGAAGTTATGGGTGCTAAAATGGAAGGTGATATTTTAGAATATACAACATGGTCAACTGAACAATATTCAAATAACTCAAAATCATTAGACAAAGTATTTGAAGTTGAAGGAAATGCTGTTAATGCTTTTCTTATGTTTAATAATAATGATTCAAATCTCATATCTCATAATGACAAAGTCAGCGATTATCGTATGAGAATAGATAATAGTGATGTTTATGACAGAAATATTAATGTTAATAAAAATGATGAAGGCGTTTTAACACACGATCCTCTTCATTATGATAGCATAAATAGAACTATGTTAAATGCTGCCCTTCCTCTTAAAAATTTAACATTCCTTAATATGGTTCGTGATATAACTGCAGCTGCTGGTGGTGAAAATGATTTAACACTTGCTGAAAGATATGACGACAAAACATCAGCACAACTCATTGTTGCATGTCCTCTCCCTGAAACATCAATGTCAAAGAAAGTTCAATTTACAGTTAATACAAAAGATGGTGATAATAAAGTTGAAGGTGTTATCTTATTTAAACAAATAATTAAATCTGTAAAAATGAAATAAATAATTTAGTTTAATAATATTAATATAATAAATTATAATCTATCATTTATTATATAATATGCTTCAAGATATTCGTTATCATTCCGTTCAACCTTTAAATAAGCGTGAAACCTATACAGATTTTGATAATATTGATTTTCAATTGGCTGCACAAGGTCGTAAAATTCTCGCTGGTAGTGTTAGAATTTTAGGTAATATTACAGTATATCCAACAAAAGTTGCTGGTAATTTTGATGAGAATATAAGTTATGATGGTTTAACTGGTTCTCATTCATGGTTTCAATCAATCACAACATCTTTTCAATTAGTTGGCCAAATTGAAAATATCCAATTTTACGGTCACAAAGTATCATCAAAAAGTCGTTGTCAAATAGCAAATGAAGACTGCTTCCAATCTCAATATGCTTGTGAAAATCGTGTTCCTGATGGTATTTTATCAGATTTACTTCTTAAAGGCACTACATGCAATGATGGTTCAACATATGTTGCTGGATTAAACCGCACTCTTGATTTTGCTATTAAACCTGATTTCTGTCTTAATAATGTTATAAGCGCTGACAATGCTATTCCTTATGCTAAAACTGGTGACATTAATGTTTCATTAATTGTTGCTCGTTCAGTTTCAGTTTTATATGGTGATAAACAAACAGGGGAAGGTGTTATTGGTGTTGATAGAAATATTACATTATCTAATGTCCGTTTAATTTTTACATCAGTTGCTGATGATGGTAAATATGCTAAATCATATGATATGGTTGTTTCATCATCACTTAAACAATCAATTCAATCAAGTTATGCCACTATACAAAGCAATGCTCCACTCGCACTTTGCGACCGTTTCTGGATGGTTTTTGTAAAACAATCAGATGACAATAACCCATTAGCCAATGGTCTTCAATGCTATCGTCCACCTGCTGTTTCTCGTGTTGAATATCTTTATAATGACAGTTTTAATGGTGAATTCCACTATGCACTTGTAAATGAAGAAGAAATTTTAACAAATTTTGTCCGCGCTGTTAATAATGTTGTTAGTGGTAATCAATGTAATTTAAATAAATTAGCAAGTAATGATGGTTTTGGATTAGGTCTTCGTCTTGGAGGCTATGTTGATTTCCGTTCTAATAAATTATCAGTAAACATTCAATCTGGGATAAGCAGCGCTGAACCTATTACTTGTTATATGTTCTTTTCTGGTGTTGTTTCACTTTAAATATAATACTATTTATTTATTAATTTAATTATAAATTAATAAATTAAAAACCTATTGTTTATTATATATGAGTAGATTAAACAATAATAAAGCGAATTTAACACAAGGTAATGTTAATACTCACATTTTCACTGAATTTTCAGACATGGCCAAAGAAGAAACACAAAAGCAAGTTTTAGATGCTATTAAAAATATTAATTTAAATGTTGGTGAAATAGTTGTAGGTGATATTACTGTTGAAAGCAGTGATACCGTTACCCATACAAAATTGGATACCTTAAATAACACTGTTTCTAATAAACATCTTAATAAATTAACTGATAGTATTGATATTAGCGGGCAAACCATAACAATACACAGTTTAAATACAGTTGCACAACAAAGCACACTTTCAAATATCAATCAAAATATCCCGCAAATGGAGAGTGATAACGACAATAGATTAAAAGTAAATACAGAGGGCCAAAGCATAAATATTGGCAATACTGTTCCTGTTACTGGTTCTGTTATTGTTAGTTCTGGTTCAATATCAGTTAGTAATTTCCCGTCAAATCAACAGGTATTTGGTTCGGTAAATGTGAGTAATATGATTAGTGGATTTAGCACTGAGGCTACAGCATTAAATATCAAGTCAGCTATTGATAATAAACATTTAAACAGTGTTGAAGATTCTGTATCTGTTGCTGGTTCAGTTAGTATTTCTAATTTTCCTACAACACAAATTATTCAAGGAACAGTTGCTATTTCAAATGCTTTAACTTTAGATACAACAACACAATCAACCAATAATAAATTAGATACTGTTAATACTAATATCGGGACTACCAATACTAAACTTGATACATTAAATAATACTATAATTAATAAAACATTAGATAAGTCAACATCTTCAATTGATATTAGTGGCCAGTCTGTAAATGTTAATACTATTAGTGGTTTTGCTCTGGAATCTACATCTCAAACCTTAGCAAAAGATACTACTTTGGCTGGTGTGAGTTCTAAATTAGATGTATTAACTAATATTAATGAAAATTTAACTCCTAATTATAATGCTGTTTATGATTTAGCTATATTAGGTTCAACATTATGGGCTGATTCATCACCAGGTTTCACTGCTGATATATATGGCAATCGCAATGGATGGTATTATTTCAATCAAAATAATGCATCAAATAAATCTAATATTTATTGGTATAGTAATACTGGTATATATGCTGAAAATAATATGGCTTTTAGTAGTGTTTCAACTTATGCTATAATTACTTGTGATTTTGTAGATAATGGTAGTCTTACAATTCCTACAATAGGTATTTTCAGCAAACCTACAGGGACTAACGATTTTATGCCAGGTTTTGCACATTCTCGTTGGGTTTATCAAATGAGTGTATCAGATATAAGTAAATTAAGAAAAGGAGAAACTATTATTTTAAATGTTGGAACTTATAATGGCATTGAAAGAGATTTACCTATATATAATTTAGTTTTGGCGAGTGCTTCTGGTGATGCTTCACCAACTGAAATTATCGGTAATATTTCTATAAATACACAAGGGACAACAAGTAGTATTTCTTATCTTCTTCAATATACAGGTTATTATAATTCAGTATTGGGTATTAATAGAGAATTTACTTTTGATAATAGCAGAGAAAGAATAGCATTAGAAAAAGAAGCATCAGGTGTTATTTCTGGTTCTGTTTCTGTTTCTAATATGATTACAGGTTATGCCCTTGAAAATGGTAATTTAGCTGATATTAAAACTAATAGCGATAAGTTAAAATATGTTGGTGATGATTTAAAAGCCGTTATAAGTAATACTGGTTTTAATGTTAATAATCAAATTACAGGTTTTGCCCTTGAAAATGGAGGTAATTTAGCCGATATAAAAACTAATAGCGATAAGTTAAAATATGTTGGTGATGATTTAAAAACTGTTATTAGTAATCAAATTAGTGGTTATGCCCTTGAAAATGGTAATTTAGCTGATATTAAAACTAATAGCGATAAGTTAAAATATGTTGGTGATGATTTAAAAGCCGTTATAAGTAATACTGGTTTTAATGTTAATAATCAAATTACAG